AAGACCTGATAGTGTCTTCTGGTGTTACCAAGAAAGAACTCATGAGTAATCCCAAGTTTGCCGAACTGCTAAAGGGGTTAGATGTCGTGCCTCCTATGAAGACTAGCCCAACTACCGGCAAGCAGACTTATGCATTCTCTAAGAACGATGAGAAGTTCAAGGCATTAGAGAATCACCATGACTCCCGTGTACAGGCTTTGGTTACCTCACGCTTGGGCACAAAAAGTACCCTTGAAGAAACACGCACTGACAGGTTTATAGGTATAGCTAAACGTGGTCTTCTCCCGGTACCCGTAAGATACTACGCGGCGCATACCGGTAGGTGGGGAGGTGATGATAAGATAAACATACAAAACCTACCTAGCCGTGGAGTAAACGGTAAGAAGTTAAAGAACAGTATGCTCGCTCCCGATGGGTATATGATGGTTGACTGCGACTCATCACAGATCGAAGCCCGAGTACTGGCGTGGTTGGCAGAGCAGGATGACTTAGTGTCGGACTTCCGTAACGGCGAAGACGTTTACATAAAGATGTCCTCAAAGATATACAGCGTACCCGAAGAAGGCGTTACCAAAGACCAACGTTTTGTAGGTAAAACTACCATACTAGGGTGCGGTTACGGTATGGGGGCAGTGCGGTTTGCCGACCAACTACAATCGTTCGGTACTACTATGGGCAATGACGAGGCACGTAGGGTAGTAGACATATACCGTAGTACCAACTGGAAGATAGCTCACTTTTGGCGGTTGTGTCAGAACATGTTAGAAGAGATGTCACGCGGTGAATCAGGTAGCTTTGGCCCCAACGGTATAATCCAGTACGGTGCAGAGGGGTGTAACGGTTACATACTACTACCCTCTGGTCTGAAGATGCGCTATGACGACTTACAGTACGAGCAGGGCAAACGTGGCCTAGAGTTTAAGTACCGTACGCGGCGCGGGCACACGAGAATATATGGCGGTAAGGTAACGGAGAACATATGCCAAGCGTTAGCAAGGTGTATCATAGGCGACCAGATGTTAGCAGTAGCTAAGAGATACAAGGTAGCTTTAACGGTTCATGATTCCGTGGTATGTTGTGTACCAGAAAACGAGTTAGAAGAAGCAACGCGGTTCATAGAAGAGTGCATGGGTACTACTTCTACGTGGGCAGAAGGCTTGCCTATAACATGTGAATCTCACAATGGTAAGTCTTACGGAGAGGCGTCGGATGGGTGATAAGATAACTGATATTAACGAGTTTAGAGAAGGTAGAGATGTTGATGCTGACACCACAGTTGATGGTTTCTTGGCTCACAATGCGGATATAGAATCACGAATAGCTAGTATGGATAATAAAACCGAAGGCAACTACATGGCTATCCTCGTTGGTGAAGATGACGATGGCGGGGACGTAATACTAATAATGCAGGTTGAGGCCGAAGGCACCACGCGCCATAAAAACACAATAACTATGAACAAGGATATGCTACACACGCTGATAGATGAATTACTTTTAGCGGTGAGCAGGCTAGAGGATAAGGAATGAGTGGATATATAATATTATTCCTAGGTACGCGTTACGTGGATGGTACATACATCAACAAAGAAACGGCTGAAGAGGTTATGGAATATTTCGCGGTTGAAAAATTTCCTAATTTACATTTTAAATTAGAGGAGGCACCGAAAGGTTTTGTAGTAACTGATGATATATTTTGGTCTAGGTATCACGACCGTATAGTTACACTTGACCACCTCCTATCTCACCCACGGAGGTTACATTGAGTATTGCACCGTGGTCGTTCTCAAAGATTAAAGCGTTTGAACAGTGTCCTAAGAAGTTCTACCACTTGAAGGTAGTCAAGGACTACAAAGAATCTGAAACAGAAGCTATGCTATACGGCACCGCCGTACACTTGGCAGCAGAAGAGTACATAAGGGACAGCAAAGAGTTACCGCCTGAGTACGGTTACTGTAAAGATGTTTTAGATGCATTAAATAATATAGAGGGCGAGAAGCTATGTGAGTTGGAGATGGGACTCACTGAGAACCTTGAGCCGTGTGGGTTCCGAGATGATAACGTGTGGTGGCGAGGCATTGCTGATTTAGTAATCATGAACAAACACACCAAAACAGCTTACGTGGTAGACTACAAGACCAGTAAAAATACTAGGTACGCAGATAAAGGTCAGCTAGAACTGATGGCTATGAGTATGTTTAAGATGTTCCCCGACCTAGAGAAAGTGAAGGGTGGCTTACTGTTCGTAGTATGTGGTGAGTTGATAAAGGAAGACTACTCTAAGTCTGATGAGCCTAGGCTATGGGAGAAGTGGCTGTCAGATTACAGCCGTATGGAACAAGCGTTTAAGAACGATGTGTGGAACGCACATCAAAGTGGATTATGTCGTAGGCACTGTATTGTTACAGAGTGCGTACACAACGGGAGGAACTAATGCGTAAGAAAAGAAAGAAGCAGGTCAACGCCCCTGTAGGTAGTGCTACGTTTGAACGTAGGATGGAACGGCAACGCGCCAGACGCAAGATGGACAGAGAAGGTAAAGATGCCAACGGTAACGGTAAGGCTGACAAACGTGAAGGTAAAGACGTTAGCCACAAGAAGGCATTGAGCAAAGGCGGTAGCAACAAAGACGGTGTTACAGTAGAGGATAGCTCTACTAACCGCAGTAGGAACTATAAGAAAAAGAAGAAGTAAGTACGTTGTTGTAAGACGCTTACTTGATGCGTCTATAAATGGTGTTCTTGGTGTAGTGTGTATCCTATCCCAATGTCGTAAAATCGAGTAGTCCAAAGGCTTTTTGTTCTGGCCTATAATGCGGACGTAGCTCCATCCGTGGACGAAGCGGAGCTGTTAAATTTTCTAGTGTGACGTGGACACCCACTTCACGCTATTTCGCGTCGGAGAAATAAATGAAAGTAGTGGATGGTAAGGCGTTATTACTAAGGCTACGTAACCCCGCAAAGGTTACATCGGTAATACCTAAGAGTAAGGAACTGAAGGACAACCAAGTACTTGTTAACTGGGGTATAGAAGAATCGCAAGTACTACGTAACATGAAAATCAACGCGCCATCCCCGATAGAATCCAAATACCAATGGACAGGTAAGTACACGCCGTTCGACCACCAAAAGACCACAGCTAGTTTCTTCACGCTACACCGCAAGGCGTTCTGCTTTAACGAACAAGGCACAGGCAAGACAGCTAGTGCTATATGGGCATCCGACTACCTCATGAAGCAGGGCGTTATACGTCGCGTGTTGGTTATATGTCCGCTATCCATCATGGATTCTGCATGGAGAGACGATCTGTTTAATTTTGCCATACACCGCAAGGTAGACGTGGCGTATGGAGATAAGAACAAACGCAAGAAGATAATAGAGAGTGACGCTGAGTACGTGATAATAAATTATGACGGGGTAGAGATTGTAAGGGACGCCGTAGCAGATGGAGGGTTTGACCTTATCATCGTGGACGAAGCCACCCACTATAAGAACCCCCAGACAAAACGATGGAAGACCCTGAATAAACTGGTCGGGCCAAGTACTTGGTTATGGATGATGACAGGTACCCCCGCTGCCCAAAGCCCCACTGATGCCTACGGTATAGCTAAACTCGTTAATCCCAATGGCGTGCCTAGATTCTTTGGTTCGTTCCGCGATCAAGTGATGCGTAAGATTACAAACTTCAAGTGGATACCGAAAGAAGATGCCACCACTACAGTACATAGGGTGTTGCAACCGGCCATAAGATTTACTAAAGACGAATGCCTCGACCTACCGCCTATGGTGTATACCAAAAGAGAAGTGGCTCTCACCAGACAACAGATAAAGTACTACAAAGAATTGAAAAACAAGATGGTAATGGAGGCCGCAGGAGAACAAGTTACTGCGGTTAACGCGGCGGTTAACATGAACAAGTTACTGCAAATATCAGCAGGTGCTGTGTACACCGACAAGGGAGATGCAGTTGAGTTCGACATATCCCCCCGCTACAAGGTACTACGTGAAGTAATAGATGAATCCAGTAAGAAGGTACTAGTATTCGTACCGTTCAAGCACACCATCGACATGCTCACCACAAAACTCCGAGAAGATGACATATCTACAGAAGTTATCCGTGGAGATGTGAGCGCAGGTAAACGTACAGAAATATTCAAACGGTTCCAAGAAGCTGATGACCCCCGCGTGTTAGTAATACAGCCACAGTCAGCAGCACACGGAGTTACATTGACTGCGGCTAACACGGTAGTGTGGTGGGCACCGACAAGTTCACTAGAGACATACGCCCAAGCTAACGCTCGTGTACACAGGTCAGGACAAGACCACAAATGTACTGTCGTCCAACTACAGGGTTCGCACGTAGAGAAACGTGTTTACGCATTATTAGATAACAGAATAGACATTCACACAAAAATGGTTGATCTTTACAAAGAAATGCTTGACTAAGATACGATACGGCAGTAGAGTTAATAACTCACTAGTTAAGCCACGGGTGTTAGGGTGTATGAGAGGGGTTTATGATACTCCGTTAAGGGTGCCCCTTGATTACTCTATAACACCGATTGGTACGAGCTTGATGCACTCGGGGCTGAAACGCATCACCATAACTTTAGGAGGTACATTATGGCGGTAAAACTGACTAGGGGTAGTGAGAGGAGTATCACGCCCAAACTTAAATCATGGGAAGAAAAAGAAAAAGCTAGGGAAGAAATGGAAGTATTGCTTGAGCAGTACCTAGCTAACAATGGGGTCATACACGAATACCCCCAAGGCGCTACCGCGTTACAGTACGGCAGGACTAAGAAGCAGCAAGACGAGCTAGTCAACAAAGGTAAGGCCGGTGCCAACGCAACGCACAAACAGGTTACTACAGACAAACCTACGTCCAAACGGGCGCAACCGGAGACTGCCCTTGACAGGTTGGGCGTACCGGCACAGGGAGAGTATGGCACTAGATTACCGTCACGACAGAAGGTGATCTTATGACTAATAGTGGTACCGCTGAACAGTTGACCAAGGTCTACTTAAAGATAAAAGATAAGCGTTCGGAACTCTCTGCGGCGTTTAAAGAAGAAGACGGTAAGCTATCTGAGCAGATAGATAAAGTTAAAAAAGCCTTACTTGAGTACTGTAAAGAGCAAGGCGTTGATAGTGTAAAGACTTCAGCAGGGATGTTTTACCGGTCTGCTAAGACTAGGTATTGGACTAGTGATTGGAGTCACATGCATGAGTTTATATTAGAGCATGAGGCACCTGAGCTACTCGATAAGCGACTCAACCAAACTAATATGAAACAATTTTTAGAAGAAAACCCCGCTCTTGTACCTAAAGGGCTTAACGTAGACTCAGAATACATGGTCTCAGTAAGGAGGAAGTAATGGCAGAAGCGTTTGTGCCAATTGAAAATGTAGCAAAGCATTTCTCGGTATCTATATCTACCGTACGTGCGTGGCTACGCAATAACAAAATACCCACCGATACTTATATTAAGGTGGGGCCGACCTATCGGTTTAAGTTACCCGAAGTAGAGGCGGCGCTAATGGGCGGTGTGCAGACCCCCAAAATTCACCTAACCGAAATCTCTATGCCAGAACAAATAGAGTTAGACTTAGATGATGACGCTTGATGAGTGTTAACGGGCTACGCCGAATCAGCATACGTGATAGCAAGTTTCACATTATATCTGACGGTGAAGAGGTTACTACAGATTCAGGTGACATAGATGTGGTGGTAGTCAATGCCGCCCCAGTATCTCGCGCTTACTACGGCGATGCGTACGACCCCAATAGGGTTGCGGTACCTACGTGTTGGTCACCCGACACACAAGTACCTTCAGTAGATGTACCCCAAGAACAACGGCAAGCGATGCGTTGTATGGACTGTCGCCAAAATATAAGAGGTTCAGGCCAGTATGGGGGTAGAGCTTGTCGGTATTCACAGCGACTAGCAGTTGTATTTCGAGATAAGCTCGAAGAGGTGTATCAGTTACAAGTACCTGCTTCATCTATATTTGGCAGTACTGATAGCGGGGATATGGGCATGCAGAACTACGCTCGGCTACTCGCTAAACATGACACACCTGTAGTTACTATCACTACCAAGATTTACTTTGATGAGAATAGTACAGTACCAAAACTTTGCTTTAAACCAGTAGATCGTCTAGACGAAGATACAGTCTCAAGGGTTTCGGACATGATTAACCACGAAGATACTATTCGGGCTATCACTATGTCTATCCCCACAACAAGTGAACCTGTGTCCCCGTTCGGCGTTGTAGAAGGTTTCGAGTTAAATGCAAATTAATTTATAGGATTTACAAAATGGCAACAAACAACCAATATTTAATCTCCGACGTAGAAGCTCTTTGGCCTCGTATCAATAAGACCTACAAGTTCGACAACGCAGAGAATCGCACGATACCATGTGACGCTTTAGATGACGGCGCTAAGTACGAAACAAGTTTTCGTATGGATAAAGACCAAGCGAAGGCTCTATTTGTAGAGATGGTAAAAGCGTACGAAGCGAAGAAAGAAAAAGGGTGGCCCGATAAGTTTGATATGCCCTTCAAGAAACAAGAAGACGGCTCTTATACCTTTAAGGCATCGTTAAAGGGGGCATACGGTAAGGACGCTACGTATAAGCCTGTACAGTACGACGCGAAAAGCGTTAAACTACCAGATGACTTCATGCTTACCACGGGTAGCACTATCAATATAGCGGTAGGGTTCACTCCATATTTTATGCGTGAAGCGGGCGTATCCCTTAGACTACGTGCCGTACAGGTAATTAAGTATGTACCTATGGAAGCCTCATCTCC